GGGTTCAGGGTGTTGTACGGAGGGCTTGTGACCACCGCATCTACAGACTTGTCTGCAATCGTCGGCAGCACCTTGAGGCAATCGCCGTGGTACAGAGTCCAGCCGTTACCGCTTGCGTATGGGGTCATGCGATGCTCCTGAACTCGGTGGGAAGGTGCCAGATACCGCCGACGCGACGGGCAAGGTGGACCGTGGTGTGGCCGCTCGGTAAGACCTCGCCGTAGGCCCAGCCGTTTTCGTGGCGAAGAGTGTCAAGGTGGGTCGCGTTGTAGTCCATCGACAACCGGCAGAGGCTCGGGCACGAATACCCCTCGCGCCTGCGAAGTCCGGGCGTGTTCACCACTTCTGCGCGGTGCAGGTGGCCCATCATCACCTTCTCGTAGATTGCAGCGGCTTTGCGAACCGCACCCTCCCCAGAACCAAAGCCGTGGATGCACACAAGGTCGCCAATGTTGTACGTCATCCGCTTGTCGTACTCAACGACCGTCTTTGTGTACTTTAAGGCATCGGCTATTTCGTCCAGCATCCCCTGCGCCTGATCGCGCACATTGCCGTTTGGATGCTTGAGCAGTACCTTCAGGCGGTGGTCGTGGTTGCCGTAGAGGAACGCGGTGGGACGGAACTTTCGCAGGAAATCGAGGCCCGCTTGAAAGTCCAACAGCCCGCTCTCGTACCTCTCGCCTTCAGACGCCTTTGATCGCAGCGCGCGGAAGTCGAAGCAGTCGCCTCCGAAGACCTTGATGTCTGGCTTCCACACTTCGACGAATCGGAAGAACGCGCGAACCGTCGCTACGTCCTGCATGTCGCCATGCAGGTCCGTGCAGAATACCCAGCGTTTCTGCTTGCCCATGAAGTGCTCACGAGTGCGGGAGGTCGTCTGTCGTCGCGCCGGGGACGGACATGAGCAGGTAGATGTTGGCCGAACCCGACGAGAGGTTGTTGGCGTTGTCGCCTCCACCGCTGTCGATCGTCGCGGTCACGGTCGCGGCACCGCTGTTGTTGCACTGGACGTACCACGACGCGGCCTGCTGCGCGAGCGCATCGGGTGTCGTCACGTCAACGCTCTTGGGCGAACCGCCAGCCGTCGCGCCCGTGGCGGGCACGTCCGCGCTCAGTCGCCAGATCGAGCCGCCCGGAGTCGAAACGAAGTTGGTCACGGGTTCTACCCACACCTGAGTCCATGCGACCCCGGCCGGGAGCGTGTCGAGCGTGATCGTGACCGTCGTGGCGGCTGCTGAGAAGTCGGTACGCGTCACCGGGTACTTGACCCAGCGCGGCTGCGCATCGGTCCATCCCGTGACGGTCGCGGTTGAGGCCGTCGTCACGATGGACGCCACCGCGCGGTCGAGCGTGGCGATCCGCCTGCGCAGTTCGTCCGGGTTCGTCCCGATCTTGTTTCTCATGCGGTCTTGGCCCTATCTGACCCAGTAAGACGCAGGGCCTTACGCTGGCGGTCGATGGCTGTTTTGAGCGCGTCAACCTCTCCGCCGCGACCCCTCTGCTCTTGAAATTTTACGAACGCCAGTGCTTCTTTCAGAATTGCAGCCGGGCACGGTGTCGGCAGGGCTTCCTCGTCTGCTCCGTCAGGAAGGCCAGCACGAAGCTGGTGCAGGAAATTCTGCTTCACCAACTCAACTATGTCGTTCTGTTCAGCCACGCGACGTACTCCCTTGGATAGGAGTTGAAATTGCTTTCTCCCATCCCCATTTCTGCACTCGCCCGTAAAATGTTCCGTAGCGAAGGCCCAGTTCAGATGCCCACCGCGTCATCGGTTTACCGAGATGGAGCGGGCAGTCCTTTCGCCGTCTCTGGTTCTTCTTCTGGACAGACGGTGTAGCCCACCGGCAGTTCTCCGGCGAGTACGGGCCGTTGTTGTCAATTCGATCAATGCTGGTTCCGGCAGGGCGATCGCCCATATCGGAAACGAATGCAGCGAAGTCGTTCATCCATCTGTCGCATACAGCGATTCCTCGCCCGCCGTAGTACGCATATGCCGCATCGTTCTTGTTGCAGCACCTTCCCTTCATGCTGCTCCAGATAGAAAACAGGGGGTGGCGCTTGCCTCCGCTCGTAAGCCCGTGCGTCGTATTACTGCTTGCCGCCAACTCTCTCCCCAGACACCCGCACGATCGACTGTTTCCGCTCTTGAGTGCCGCGCCGACGACAACACGCTCAGCGCCGCAGTCGCATCGGCAAAGCCATGTGGACATGCCGCCCTTTGTGTATCCGCTCTGATTGATGACCACCAAGCGACCGAACCGTTGCCCCGCCAAATCCAAGAGCCTGCTCATCCGCCACTCCTTTCGACTGCTAAACAATCAGCAATCAACGCCTGTTGATTATACGTGGAATGAACGGAATTGTGCTTATTTTGTGGAGTGTTTTTCGCTCACGGCTGGCTCCTGTGCTGGGTGCGGCTCTTGGTGGGCAGGTCGTACTCGCTCGCGATCGCCTTCTTGGTGATGGTCGAGAGGTTGAACACGTTGGGGATCGCCAGTCCGGTCGCGACCGACTCCAGATCGTCCTTGCTGAACGTGTAGTCGTCGTAGAACAGGGAGCCGCCGAGCGCGCTGGTCGCCCCGTACACGCCCTCGGCCCAGGCAATCGCGGGCGGTGCGAGCACCTGACCGAACCGGCCCTTGGCTTCGCGCATCTCGCTGGACCGGGCGAAGGCGAAGATCGGCTCCGGCGCGCCGGTTCCGATCGAGGCCACGTCCACCATCCACGGCAGGAGCGAGAGCGCGTCGTTACGGCCGATCCCGGCCTTCCAAATCTTGTCGTCGGCCAGCATCTTTTCGAGGTAGTCCTGGCGGTCCTCGCGTCCGATCGACTGCACGTAGACGCGGGCCATGTAGAGCAGCCCCGACCACGCCGAGGTCGTCACCAGCTGCGTCGCCACCGCCGCGTACTGGCCGCGCCTGGCCTGGTCGATCGCGTACAGCGTCTTGCCCGACCACTGCTTCGCCACGAACTTGCGGAGCTGGAGCATCACGTTCGCGGTGCTGCTGCTCATCCAGAGCGGGAGGTCGGTTTCGTTCCCCTCGCCGGACACGCGCTCGATGAAGCGTCCCTGCGCGATGTTGAAGGCGGATGCGGCCTCGGGGTCGTTCACCCACGCGGAGGTGTCGAACGACTTGATCTTGAGCCCGGATGCGGTCTTTTCGGTGACGGCGTGCTCGCGGATCATGGCCGCGATGCGGTCGGCCATCTCGGGGCGCATGGCGAGGTTGGCGAGCCGCTTGGCGTTCTTGCCCGTCCCCATCGGGCGACCGCTGCCGACCATCTCGGCCCAGGTGTTCTTGAACACGATACCGGCCGCGTACGCCGCGTGCTTGGACGACCACTCCTGCAAGCTGAGTTTGCCCGACACCTGCGCGGCCCGCGCTGACCAGTACGCCGCCTTGCGCGCTGCGCTCACCTCGCCCAGGTTCTCGTCGGGTGAGAACATGCGGGGGCGGTGCGACATCGGACTGTCGCCGTGGCCGATCCCCTCCAGTTCCCGAAGGGTGGTGTTGTCGAGGTGGACCCCATCGGTGCGGAGCATCATCTGGCGGATGTTGAGGATTTCGGGGACGCTCTTGATCGCCACCGACCACCCGGCCTGCGCCATCGCCTCGCCGACCTGCTGGTAGTTCTGGATGCCCGACACGACGCTGGACATGGTGCGGATGAACTGGAGGTTGGTCAGGGCGCGGAGCCAGTGGTCCACATCGGTGTACTTGCGCACCGGCTGACCGCCGAGCCGCTTGAGGCCGTGCTCGATGCGATCAAGGTGCGGGTCGATCTCGGCGGCGGGGACACCCTCGGCGGTCATGCGGACGCGGAGGTTGTCGAGGAACTCCTTGATGTTCGTCGGCACCTTCTCGTCGCCGCGCGCGAAGGAATGGAACAGTTCGGACAGGGTGCTGGACCCGACCGAGTGGTCCACGTACCGGCGCGCCAGTTCGGTCGCGTCGTTGTTGAGCATGGAGGAGATCGGCTGCTGGAACGCCTCGCCCGTGCGCTGGTCGATCAGGTCCATCGGCGTGGTTTCGTCGAGGGAGATGCGGCGGCGGAGCCACTGCGGGGTGCCCTCGGGCGCATCGGGCTTCTGGTAGAACACCATGTCGCGGGCCTGCTTCTCGGTCAGGTTCTTGTCGATCTGGCGGATGACATCCACGAGCATCTGTCCGTCGCCTTCGAGCAGGTGCCCGACCGCCACGTCCGTGCCCCAGTGCTTGTCCATCTGCACGCGCAGGATCGCCTCGGCGTAGACGCGGCGCAGGGCCGGGTTCACATCGCCGGTGATCCGCTTAGCGATCCCCTCGGCCAGCCCCTCGTGCCCGGCCCGGTTGCGGAGCTGATCGACCAGTTGCGGAACCCAGACGCGCGGGGTGTGCCACGGGTCGGGCTTGACGTTCTCGGCGTTGACGACACCGTGGCGCTGCTGGCGGGCGAGTTCCTTCTCGTACAGGCCGTTGAGGAAGTCGCTGTGGGCCTTGACGCCGGGGTCGTCGGCCCAGAGTTTTCCACGCGAGCGGCGGTACTCCGTCACCTTCTGGTTGAACTCGCGGACCCCATCGGGCTTCTGGCCGTTCGCTTTGGCGAAGTCCTTGTGCTTGACGTAGGCGTTCCGCTCGCTCCTCTCCGCCTGCGCGTGCGCACCGCGCCGCTCACCATACGACCACGTCGCCGCCTCGCCACCCATCGAGCCGTCCCGCTTGGCGATCGGGTCGTAGAACACGGCGTTGTACGCTCGGCGGATGTTGCCCATCGTAGGGCCGTCTGGTGCGAACCCGGCGTTGCTGACACCGAGCCGGGCCACCTTTCCGAACGTGGGGAGTGCGTCGGACGACTCCTGGATGATGAGGTCGCCGGGGAGCTTCTTCGGGCGCGGGTCGTCCTGCACCCGCATGTTGAGGAAGCCGGGGTCGCTTGGTGAAGCCGACCCGATCGCTTTCCCGCTGTAAAACTCACCGTACTTGGCCGCGAGTATCTTGTCGGCGCGGGCCTTTGCCTCGTCAGGGTTGAAGGACGCCTTATCGAACGCGGACAGGCCCATGTCGTCTTTGGTGAACGGGATGCCGTCTCTGCCGTACTGGTGGAAGGTTGAATCGCCTGCGGCATCAAACCGACCCATCACCTTGCCGCCAAAGGAGGCATCGTCTACAAGGGGATCGCCGTTCGGAGCAGAGAGTTTGTCGCCGATTTTGGCATTGATCTCTGCCGCCGCACGATCGGCATTGTTCTTTGATCCGATGTATACCGTGATGTCTTTGCCGGTCTGGTCCCCTTGGCGACCAACCTTGTGCCGAAGCCCCATCTCTTTGAGCGCGGCCGACACCGCCTCGCGGTTTGATTCATCAACGGCGAGGTGTAACTTCCACCCCGCCGTATCACGAAGCCCAGCAGGCACCTTTCCGGGGTCGCTGGGGGCTGCTGCGCCGATCGCCTTGGCGGGCAGGTCTGTTCCGGCCACGCGGGCGCGGCTACCGGATGCGGCGGGTCCGCTCTCAGGTGAACCTTTCTTGACGTAAAAGTCGCCATCTCTGACATACCCATCAGGAAGTTCAACCGCGCGGTCTGGGTGGATTTTGTTGTACCCGTCAAGTAGGGCGGCGTTTACGCGCCTTCCCATAGCAAGAGCAGTTTTGAGCGGCGTTCTTGCAGTTGGAATGGTCGTTGCTGATGATGCCCCTCTTTTCACGAGCGGCTGACCGCCCTCGTCAAAGCCAACAACATGCTCAGGGTTCAGTTTATTGTCGCTAACGGCCTTCGCTGCTCTTGCCTGCGGCGACATTTCTGCCTCCGCGATATCTGAGGCGATTTGCTCGGGCGAGCCAACCACATCGGGCTTTACAACCGGCCCCGGTTCGTTACGGGCGGTGGTGCCGAAGTCCATCGGCTTGGCTGCGGACGACTCCTCGGGCGTGATCGTGCGGTTGTGCTGCAACGCCGCGAGCTGATCCGAGAACTGGCTCATCCCCTCCGGCGTCATCACCTGCTCGGGCGTCTTGCCGATCTTCCTCGCCGCCTCCGCGATGTCGCGGAACTGGAGGTCTTTGTAGTACGAGCGGGCCACCTTCTCGTACAGTTCCGTCGCCGCCGCGTCGCGGGCCATGACCTCGCGCTGACGCATGACGGCCGCGCGTTCGGCCTCGCTTGCCACCTCGCGGATCGCATTAGTGCTGTGCAGCGCCGTGAACGCGCCGCCGATGACGAAGTTCTGGAGGGCCTCCGCCTGCATGTCGCGGGCGTCGGTATCGGAAAGGCCCGTGACGCGACCGGCGAAGTCGTAGGCGAGGGTGGGTGCGGCCGACATCGCGCCGCCCATCGCGAACCGTGCGGCTCGGCCCGATCCGGCCGTGGCGGGACCGGCCGCGCCCATGCCGAACCCCATCAGGGCCGAGCGCATCACGTCGTTGGCGGTAATGGTCGGCTTCTGGGTGGACTCAAACGCGGTCGTGGCCGCGTTGATCTCGGCACCCACCAGCCCGGCGCGGACCGCCGCCTGCAACCGCTCACCCTTGACCGCGATCCCCCCCGCGCCGAACGCGCCACCCGCGCCCGCCGTCGCCAGCATCGCGAGGGCCTGTGGAGGGTCGAGGAAACCCGCCCCGATCTTGCCCGCGATCGCCCACCGGCCCGAAGCCTGCAACGACCGATCCGCGAACTGCTGCTCGCTCATGCGGCGGCGGATATCGACGGCGTGGTCCATGCTGACCGCGTACCCGAACTGGGGCCAGTAGGCGGGGTCGAGCCCGGCCGTGAGGTTGTCGAAGTGCTTTTCGAGGTCAAACTGCGGGTCGGGACGGAACGAAAGGTCGTCGAACGTGTGGTTGAGACTCGCCTGCACCGAGTCGATCGCCAGCGCATTGACGAACCCGCCGATGCCCGGCTTCTCGCTCGGAACCTCGGGGTGGTGCGGATCGGGCGGGAGGATGCTGCGGGTTTGGAAGATGGTGCTCATGGTGTGGTCGTGCCGAACACGGCGCGGTCAAGCAGTCGAGCGCCAGGGCTCTTGGAACGAAGGCTGGGCGGGAGCGTGCTGTCGAGCGTGTTCGCGCCGTCGATCATCAACCTCTGCGATGGGGCGAGTGTGTCGGCCGTGCGGTCCTTCTGGAGCTGGAGCGTGCGAGCCTTGACCGCCTCGGGCGACTTCGCCACGATCTCGGGCTGCTTCTGGAGCAGGTCGATCAGTTGCGTGGCCGTGAACATGCCCGAGCGCGGGACCATCTGCACGAGCGGGCTGTTGGTGTCCATGACCGCGAAGTCGCCGGTGCGCATGGGCGAGAGGACAAGGTGCTCAAGCTTGATCCCCTGCGATTCGGCGTACGCCTTGTTCTCGTCGTACCACTTCTGCGTCGTGGCCTTGGCGACGAGGGCGTAGTTGTCCTGCAACTCCTTGGGGATGGAGATGCCGCCGAGGTTGATGAGGACGCCGTGCCCGCCGTCAACGTGACCGGCCATCGCCTTGTACGCCGCCGCGATCGCGTCCTTGTCGGACATGCCGAGGATCGCGGTGTAGCTGGTGGCGAGTTGTGAGGCCCGGCTGATGAGCGCACCCTCATTGACCGACCCGCGCCACTCCTTCGGGCGGGCGTTGATGAGGTCGTTGCTGTTGGCGGGGATGGTGCGGCCCGTGGATCGGTCGCGGACCGCCTTCATCGCCGCGTTCATCGCGCGCTGGTCGGACTCGGGCGTGCCCGAACCGATCTCGGGCATCTCCTGAGCCGCCAGTGCGAGGTCGAGGAACTTCCGCTCACGCTCGGGTACTTGCTCGTAGAGGGGCTTGGCGAACTGGCGGAGGTCGCGGGCCACTCCGAGGGCGTGAACGGCCGCTGGCGGAACCTGCTGGCCCGGCTGCTCGGCCTGCATCCACTCCGTCGCCGCGCCGATGCCGGTGGTGATCTCGCCGAGGAACTGCTTGGGAAGGATGCCGCTGGGGGCCACAAGCCTGATCTGGCCGGGACGCGCCGCCGCCTTCACGTCGTTGTCGGGCGTGCCCGGTGGCAGGGCCGCACGGGTCTGCCCCTCGATCATCGCCAGCCCGCGATCGACCACCAGGTTCTCCACCTCAGCCTCGGGCATGGAGGTCTTGCCGGTCTGGAACGACTCGTTGCCGTTCTCGTCGGTGGTGACGGCGTACTTGTACTCGCGGTCGAACGCATCGGGCTTGGCCTTGTGCTGGGCGAAGGTGCCCCCCATCAGCTCGGCCATCGCCTTCTGCAAGATGTCGGCCTTGGCGAAGTCCTCGCCGAGTTGCTTGTCCTTCTTCACCGCGTCGTCGTAAATCTGCTTGCGCCGCGCGGCGATCGTGTCGGTGTACTTGACACGGGCCTCCTCGGGGACACGGCCCTTCCACCCGTCGAGGTTCTGCTGCAACTCCGTCAGCGTCGCGGTAGGTGAGTTGAGCAGGGCCGACATCGACTCCTGAAAGGCGTTGATCGCGACGCCCTGCTGCTTGGCCCGTGTCTGGTCCAGCAGCGACTTGAACTCGACCTGCTCGGTCTTGAGCATCCCGGACGGGATCGCGTCGGTCGCCTCTTTGAACAGGTCCTGGTCGCCCGCCTTGGCCGCGAACTCCATCGCGCCGATCGCGACTGCGGAGCGGGCCTTCTCGGGGGTGATCCGGGGGTCGATGCGGGTGATCGCATCGGCGGCGACGGCGATGTCGTAGGTCGATGCGCCCTTGGCCGCTTCGATCTGGGTGCCGATCAGGTCGGCCTTGGCCTTGTTGTCGTGAGCGACCTTCTGCTGCTCGAACAGGCGCAGGACCACCTTGCGGCCCCGGTCCTTGTACGCCTTGGCCCACTCGGGTGACGCGCCGGGCGGGACCGCCGAGTCGAGCAGGCTCTCGGCCGCTTGCTCGATGCTCTGGCCGTCGGCGGGCTTGATCCCATCGCTGGCGATCTGCTCCTGCCACAGGGCCAAATCCTCACCGATCGCGACGTGCGCGTTGGCGGCGATGCCCTCCTCCCTGATCTTCTCGGCCCGGTCCAGTTCGTCGCGGGCGCGGTCCTGCCCCTTGGCGGCGACGGCCGCTTCGATCGACGAGCGATTGGCGGCGACTTGCGCCTGCGTGCTGGACTGGATCGTGACATCCGCCGCGCCAATCGCCGCGCCGAACACCTGCGTGAGCTGATCGGCGAGGGCCGCGCCGCGCGAGGTGACGGGCATCGGGGTCGCACCCGGCGCGTTCAGCTGCTCGGCCGGGAGCGGGAGCGTGGGGGCGCTGGGCCGGGCACGAGACGTGCTCGCCAGCGGCTTGCCCATGCCCTCAAGCGAGCCGGGTATCAGGTCGCGGATGGAGTTGAACTGGCTCATGGGGTGAGGGTTCCTGGTGACGGTGGACCGATGAACCCGTAGCTGGACTCGAACCCGGTGCGGGCCGCGGCGTTCTCGGCCACGCGCGCGGCGTCTGCGGCTGCTGCGTTGGCCGCGAGCCCGCTGGAGATGCTGGACCCGGCCGCGTACCCCTTCAACCCGCCCGCGATGCCCGCGAGGATCGGGCTGGAGATGTTGGCGTTGAGCTGGGCGATGCGGGCCTGTGACTCGCTCTGGATCGCGGCCTCGTTGTTGGTCGTGTTGCGGCCGATGATGTTCAGGTCAAGCTGGGCACCCAGCGCGGCGGAAGTCTGCAAGTCCCCGTACGAACCGCCCACGCCGACGCCCGCTGCGGCACCGGCCACGCGCAGGGCTCCCTCGGTACGGTGCAGGTCGGCGAGCCGCTGCTGTGCCCGAACCTGGGCCTGCTGCTGCACCTGACGGGACTGGATCGTCGCGGCTTGCCGCTGAGACTGGATGGACCGCTTGATCGCCTGGTTCTGCTGCTGGGCCTGAACCGCCGCCAGCCCCGCACCGATCACGGTTGTCGCGATCGCGATGTAACTCATGCGCCCTCCAGTGCCGCGAGCAGGTGCTCGTCGTGCTTGAGGATTATCTCGGCCTCGACCTCGGCCGGTTCGGTCTTGGTGGTGGCGTGGAAGGTGGACCAGATCACATCCGTCAGCGTCAGGAGCACCCGCCGCGTGCCCGGCTTGGTCACACCCAGGAACGGGCCGTCGTAGGTGTCCCACTCGCCGTTCTCGTCGCGGAGGTGGATCGTGCCCGCCACCAGCATGAACGGGTGCTCGGTGAGGTGAATCTTGCCGGTGACGATCGACCCGGCAGGGATGTAGCACGTCCGCACGTAGAGGCCGGGCGTGAACAGGTGCTCCACGCGCGTCTCGGCCGGGGGCAAGTTACGCGCGAGGGCGACTTCCAGTTCGTCGATGCGGGGGTTGATAACGATGTCGGTCACTGCGGCACCCTCCCGTCCACATCAAGGACCGTCTCGACCGCGGACACCGTGAACCGCCGCGCCGTCGCGTTGCGGATCGTCAGGGTCGTGTCGCGGGTGCTGCCACCGGGGAAGGCCCGGAGTTCGCCCACCGCCTGCGGCGAGTTGACCGTGGCCGTGAACGTCTCGGTGCGGTCGGTGCAGCCGGAGGTGGAGGCGACCAGCGCGTAGCCGCCCGTGTCGGTGTGCTCGACGATCACCTCGCGGAAGCTCTTGCGGTCGTTGAGCGAGGCCGCGCCGGTGGGGTCTTTGAAGTACGGCTCTGACAGTTCGACCTCCTGCGTGAACGCCCTTCCGAGGATCACCTGCCCGCCCGAGTAGTCTGCGCCTGTTGCCGTGACGGTTGCCCCCGTGGTAGATACTGTGACCTGCGTTCCAACAGTCCCCGCTCCCGTAAGCAGGATCGCCCTGTTGATTGTCGGGTCAGAGACGGGAAAAGTCCACGTTGTATCCGCGCCGCCATACGATCCGGTCGCGACGTACTGACGATCGAGGTGGGTGGACTCGGCCAGCCCGTTGCGGGTCGATTCCTCGCTGCACCCCATCCGCTCCAGTGTCCAGACCGAGCCGAGCTTCTGGAGGGTCCAGAGTTCGTCGCCAAGGACCGCCATGTCCTCGATCGACAGGTCCGTCACAAACGTCCACTTGGCCCACGCCGACTGAATCTTCTTGTTTCCCTCCCAGTAGGTCGTGTAGGGGAAGATGGTGGTCTTGGCCGAGTTCAGGACGAACACTCGCCCGGTCTGGGAGTGGGCCTGGATGCGGCGGATGGTCGCGGGCAGGTAGCCGTCCGCGTGCGCCGAGACGTTGAACGCCGACAGGACCGACACCGACTCATCGGGGAAATACTCCATCAGGTTCGCGCCCTGGTTGCCGCTGGCGACGGAGTAGACCGCTTGGTCCATCGCGGCAGGGCGGACACTCAGGGGCCGGTACGCGGTGGTGGCCGAGAGGGTGACGGTCGAGGGCGAGAGTTTCCCCTCGCTGGAGAGTTCGTACTGGCGAGGGCCGTCTGTGAGCACCAGCATCGCCTTGCGGAACGACACCAGATCGGACACGTTCGCGGCCGATTTGTCGTCGGACAGGGGCGCGTCGATGGGGTCCGAGTCCACGATGTTGTCGGCGTCGTCGGCGTAGAAGTTGAACAGGTCGTCCACCTGCGAACCGGCGATATTGGGGCCACCGCCCAGCCACAGGCGGTTCTCAAAGTACGACATCGCCGTGACCTTGAGCGTCCCCTTGAACACCTCCGGGAGCGGGTTCGTCAGGGGCTCGCCGCTGTAGCGAGGGCTCCAGTCGATCGGAGAGAACACGAACACCTCTGGGAGCGAGTAGGACGACGACATGAACAATCCCGCCCGCGCCGCTGTCATGTCGCTAGAGAACACGCCGGGGTGGAACGTGACTTCGGTGAGGAGCCCGGAGAGTTGAGTCGTGACCGTCCCGCCCGTGGTGGCGAGGTACGCGCCGAGGGTGAGCGGGTAGATGGCCTCGTTGTCGGTAAACGTGGTTGGGGTCTGGGTCGTGATGGTCGTGACCGTCTGCGCCACCCCGTCCACGCTGACCGTGACGGTGTTGGTGTCGGGACGGACGGCAATGCTGACGAGGTGCCACGCGAAGTCGTTGGTGGCCGTGAGCGAGCCGGTGGTCTTGACCGTCAGGGCCAGTCCCGCGCTGTCGGAAAGGTGGAACCACCATGCGTTCGCGGTGTCAGTCGATCCGTCGTTGGTGTTGCCGCGGATGTGCAGGCCCATGCGAGAGCCGGATGTCGTCACTCCCATCCCCACGACCGAGTACATGGTGGAGATGGCCGTCTTGACCATGAACTCGATCGTGAACCCGCGGTCGAGGAAGTTGCCAAGTCCGCTCACGCTGCCAAGGTTCGCGTAGCGGTCTGGTGCGGTTCCGCACGACATCGCCAGCGAGCCGCTGATCGTCGTAGGGCCTGCGCTGCCGACCGCCGCGGAGGTTGACGAGAGCGTGCCGTTGTGGGTTCCCGCGGTGTCGAAGGCGTTGAGGGAGCCGGTGGCGTTCTGAAAGCGGTAATACGCGAAGGGGAGCATGGCGTTGGTCATGCTCACCCAGTCCCACGTACCGCCGTCGTGAACGCGCTGGAGCTGCTGAGGGGCTGTCGTTTCGTCGATCTGTGCCGTCGCCTGGGCCGGTGCGGGGACGTGCTCCCACAGGCTGTCGGCGGTGCGAACGGTTGCCGCGGTTACGCCGGTTCCGGCCGTTGTGGTGGTTCCGGTGGCGTAGAATGGCGTCAACGCCACGGTCGTGAAGTCGTACGTGTCCGCACTGGATGGCGAGCGAAGTGCTGTCGGAGAGGCCGGGAAGTGGGCGTTGACACCGGACCACGGAGACGTGATCTCCATGTGGCCCGTACCGGCAAGTTCAGGAACCCACGCAACCAGAGCGGGTTGACCGAGCGACGCCTGCAACGACTTCTGGTAGGCGAGCGCGACCTTGTGCATGTCGCTTCCGTCCTCGACCTGAAAATCTACTTTCATCTCTCCAACAAACCCCACACCGTCAATGGTCAGAGAAGCGCGGTTTACACCGGGGCTGATCGCATCGTCAACCATTTCCACCTGCGTTCCGCTGATAACGCGGGCGATCTTGTGGTATCCGATGACGCCGCCCGCTGTAACGGCGGTGACGTTCAGGTACATCCCCTCTTGGAATGTGAGGTTGGTGAACGTGTTGGCGGGCATCGTCACGATCTTAGTAGCGGCTGTCCACGCGCCAGCCGCGATCGTCGCCACACACGGGAAAGTACCGAAGAACACCCGCGCTCCAGACGGGCAGAATGTAGTGGTCGAGTGCGTGCTCGGTGTAGACCACGTAGCGTTCGTGTCGGGCAGGACCAACTTCGCGTACGTGTTGTTGCCCGGCGCATACTTCCAATAGCCCGCCGCCGCAACTACGTCGTCCTGCGTCGCGCGCCACACCTCACCGGGCGTGACCGTGCGAGAGAACAGACTGGTCGCGCTGGGAGCGTCGCCGGTCGTGGTGTATGACGGAGAGGTCTTGCTCGTGATCGTTCCAGCAGCATCCGCGATCAGGGTCGTGTCCGCGATCGTCACGAGCCGCCAGTCGTCCGCTCCCGACCCGGCCATGTAGAGGCGCGGGATCGAGTGCTGGTAGACGACCGACTCGTTGCCGCCGTCTCGGAAGGCACGCATCACCCCGTCGCCGTACATGAGGATGTACCGCTCGGTCGCGTCGCGCTCGATGGGGTGGATGCGCAGGCCCGACGCCGGGTAGGACGCGATCGTGACGGCACGGTCGTACCTTGTGCCCGGCCGCGAGGTGGCCCCGCGCGCCACCGTGAGCGACACGTTGGTGGCCTCCTCGACCTGGTTCTCCCGGCGCAGGTGCGGGGGCTGGCGGCTCACGCCACCGAACAGGGAACCCGTCTTGTGCGTCCGCTGGGGCATTAGAATCGCACCCCCCGGCGCGAGCCCTTGAACCGCACCGACTCGGGCGTCTTGAGCGGGTTCGCCGGGGCCTGCGACTGGTCGTACTGGATCGCGTGCAGGCGGGCCTCGGCGCGCTCTTGCACCAGAGCGGCATCGTCAGCCGATGCGCCCTTGATGCGGCGCTGGAACCGAACGCAGGCATCCTTGACGATGAAGCGGGCGATCGGGTCGGGCACGTCGGTGAACGATTCCTCGGTGACGGTGTGGACCAGCACGCTCCCGCCGAACGTCTCGGCAGCCGCCTCACCCTCGGGAACGGAGCGGATGAACCCGCCCACGACCGACAGTTCGCGGTACTCGTCGGCCGCTGGCTTGAACGTGAGCCACGCCGGGTTCGCGGCGATGGCGGCGGTGGTTGTGGTGGTGAGCGCTGCGCCCGTCTTGGTTGCGCCGCTGGTTGCGCCGGTGAGGGTCTGACCGCCCGTGAGTGTTCCAGTCAGCGGGGCGAGGTACATGACGTTGGACGTGATGCGGTTGAATGTTGCTGTTGCGCCCGATCCCGTCTCTGTCACGACCTCGCCCCACTGGAAAGTTCCCGATCCGCCCGATACGGCGATGTTCTTGAGCGGCGCGAACACCTCCACCCGCTTGTCGGTGTTGAACGCCCACCCGTACGCCTGCACGGTGGTCGAGGACCGATCGAGGAACGCCTCGGCGCGACCGATGTTCGACGTGCCGCCCGTGTCAAGGGCGAGCGCGTGCGGGGCGTTGATCGCCTCGCCGACCTCGTTTGCCGCTGAGAGCTTGGTCACTAGATGCTCCTATTGCGGAGGGGAACCAGTACGGTCGTCGCCGTTGCAGGAAGCGTCACATTGCTTGTGCCAGTCTGCGAGACGCCAAGCGCAGCGCCAAGCTGCGGCGCCGCCGTCACCAAACCGGGGATCGTCCCGTACAGCCCCGTGTGCGTGCCGTCGAAGAAGTCTGGGTTGCCGGTGTCGATGATCGTGAGTCTGCTTCCGCGAAGATGGGTACGCTGGAGGTTTGCCAAAGCCGCCTTCCCCAGCGTCATGATCTTGTAGTAGCACTCGCGCGTGTACGTGGTGTCAAGCCCGGTCGAGGGCCAGGTGCTGTTGGGGGCGGTGGCCGGGTAGGGCGTGCGGATCCAGGTGAACCACCCGTCGGTGTTCAGCCGCTGGGTCGCCTCGGCCACCATCGCCGCCACCACGCTCTGGGCGGTGCTCAGCGCCAGCGCGCTGCTGGTCGCCGTCGGCCAGTCGTTGGGGTCAACCCCCAGCAGAACCGAGTGCTGCCCGAAACAGAACGCACGACCCGCCAGGCTTCCGCTGCTGGAGAACACCGACAGCTTCTCGCTGGCGCGCCCGTAAACCGTGTTGAACGCCCACTTGGGCGCGGTCGGGCTGGACGGGAACGTGACGGCGGCGGGTGCCGTTCCGTCAGCGATGCAATAGGCGATCTCGGGCATGTAGCTGGCGTTAATCATCCGCTTTGCCGCCACGCCGAACGTGGTTTCGTTGGTGTTGTCCACCACGTACAGGCTGGTCCCGGCTAGCGCGCCCTCCACATAGCTGTCGGTCAAGAACGCGCCCCACACCGAGAGTCCCTTGATCGTTTCCCACTCCATGCACGAGGTATTGGTCGTGGTTGAGAATGTAAAGGCGAAGTCGGTACGGGTGCGGAGGTCGGTAACAGCAGCCATCTGCGCGACCGAGCTGGTGGACGTTACAGCCGGTGTTCCGAAGTTCTTGCTGGCGTTCTGGGTGCTCATGAAGCATTGGCCTGACGGACCAACCGAAAGAACCCACTCCAGCAACTCGCCCACGGCCCACGTTGCCATTGTGGTGCCCGCCGAGTCCTTCAGGCTCATCACCCCAGCAGTGCCGGTGATGGTGAAGTCCGCAGTGACGGTGGTGTTAAAGCAGAGGTTTCCGGTCCATGTGTCGTGCTGGAAACGCAGCGCACCCGCAATGTGGTGCCACCCGCTCGGCCCGTTTACGACTGGAAGGTTCTGCGCAGAGACAGTGCAGAGAACGCCCGAGGTCGAACTTGAGACGAACCGCCCGCGCTCCTGCCTTGGGCGGCTACCAGAGTTGACACTATACGGAACGCTCTTGAAGGTCGCGTTGGCGACGGTGACGCCGAGCCGTTCTACGGTCGTCTTTGAACGTGTGAACGTCGGCGGGAGGCTCCATGTCCGCCACGCATCCGAGAGGGTGATGGGCGTAGACATGCCCGTGTCCGTAGTTGCGTCCGTGCCCGCGAACGACTGCATTGCCCCAACGTGCCAGCGAACGCCCGTCCACGCCGGAAGCGTGATTGTCCACGTACGCGGATACTGTCCACTGGTGCCGGTGGCGAGGGCCGTGCCGTAGTCGAAACTTGCGATGGGCCAGCGGTTGAGCGCGGTTGTGGCCTGCCCGGTGGTGGTGTCGATCAGGATCGACACCTCGACCCACCGCTCGAAGGGGAAGTTGGGCATCGTGGCCACGCGCGGGCCGCCCGAGCCGTTGACGAACTGAGCGCCAGACGAGTTGCGGCAGTACCCGCACTCGGTCATGTTGTACGCGCCGTCGGCGGCGGTGCCGTTCTGGTTGAGCTGCTGCTCTAGCAGGATTCCGCCCGTTTCGTGCGTGTAGCTGGTGAGCGAAGCGTCGCTGTTGCTCAATGCCGAGACGTAGAGCTGGGGCTGGTAGTGAACGGCCGACGCTACCACATCGCCAACGTCGAAAATCTTTGCCGCAGAAGATGTGAACCCCTCGCGGTTGATCCTGACAGCCCGCACCCAGAAGCGGATGCGGTGATACTTGTTTGTCGCTCCCGTTCCGTTGTCGAACGGCGCGCCCGCGCCGCTGGTCGGGTCGATCGTGAACGCCAGGGCTACGGCGTCGCTGGTCTGACAGAGGAACCCGCCGCCGGTTGCGCCGGGCCAGAGTTCGTATGTCGCGCTGTCACAGTTTACAAACGTCGCCCCGCTCAGGGCCGCGATTGCTACCGCACTGCCTCCGCTGTCGGTTCCGATAGAGCCTGCGGTGTCAGACGTGATCTTGAAAACGTCTTTGGCTATTGCCATTTACAGTCCCTTTGCGTACTGCTCAACAAGCCCGCGAAGGGGCCAGAGCCGATAGTCCTGATAGATCGTCTTGCCGTCCGCCGCCGTGGTCTGGTTGTACCCGCCGTGAATCGCCAGCCGACCGCACAGGCGTAGCAGCGTTTCGATGCGCGCTACAGCCGTGTC